CCCTCTGCCGCGGCTCGGGGGGGTTGTTAGAATTGTTCTGCTGGGTACTTATATTGCGGGCCCTGCGCAGAGTCCTCACCCAAGCAAGCGCTGGTAAAAACGCACGGTGCCTCGTGCGTCATCACCACCATATTCACTCAGATAAGTGACTAAGGTTCTTGCTTCGGTGAGGTTCCCAGATAAGACATACTCATCCAGGATTGAGACGATCCGGTCAAACTTACGACTGGTTTGTCTGGTTTGGCGGAGTTGCTCAAATTGGTCGCGCTTCTTACTCGCGGTGTAACTGTTCGGTGGGGGACGTTCGTTGATTCCATATACAAAATGGTTCCACTGGTCCTGCCACAGAGCAGGAAAATAGCCGAGGTCAATATCCATTGTCAAGAGGGATTTGATTTCGGAAATCTGGCGCTCGATATCAAGCTGAGAGTTGACATCAAGGCCGAAAACATTTTCGATCACCGAGTATGCAGAGGCTTTAATGTCGGATGGAGGCAACCGCAACCAACTCATGTCCACCTGATCCCGCAGAGTGTACACAGTTTGTTCACGTATCGCATCCAGGCTGACATTATAACCACTGGTCAACTGGCAAATCTTGTCACACATCGGTCTGACGATAGGGCAGCTTGGAAAAGCATGCCCGAACGACAGCGCGTAAGACCTAACTAACGTGATCAGCTTCTTAATTCCTGATCGTGCGTACTTTACATCAATCTTCCCCAACTTCACTAAGAATTTGAGTGGGTTGTAGAGGGTTTGTCCCTCCGGGGTAGTAACGATTTGGCAAAAACGAGCTTCGGATGTAGTGTCGACTTCAGAAACCTCGGCTAAGAAACCGATGCTTTTGAAGTCTTCAGACGTCGGGGCACGGTCGAAAGGTTGTGAGTCCCCATCGTCCCCTTCGACTACAAATTCATTTACAATCTCGACGAACATTAGCCCATGCTTCCAAAATTGAATGAAACCATAAGCCAACGCGTTCACGCCGCCATTGGAACTGGATGTGTCTTGTTCCCCCGAAGCTTTTTTGCCGCGCATGTAGTCACTGAAATGCTTGAAGACGGTCTTCTTGGTGCTCTTTAGCACATTCGTGATTTCATGTCCGCGCGTTTGCCAGTCACTTACGCCGTTTAAGGCGGTCTTTATGGCTGGGAATTGCGCGGTTTCCATCACGAGTGTGCTAAACAG